ATTAAGTTGTCGCCTTATCTTGTTGCGCTCATGTTCAGTTGTATCGCCCCAGTATCCCAGAACATTGTAGTTGAGTGCATAGTCAAGGCATTCTTTTTTAACTACACATGCTCCACAAATACGTCTGAGTGCTTTGCGTTCTGGATAAGTACTCTGTCCTTCTGGTACAAAGAACAATTCATTATCTGTTGATTCGCAGTTAGCAGTTTTACTAGGTTGAAACATTTATCCTCCTGTTGAATAGAATCCACTGCCATTAAACTTCACGGCAATGGATGTCCAGATGCGTACCATTGTGTTGCCACATATAGTACATGGTATTGGTGCTGGGTCTTGCACTTCAAGTATTGTATTGCATGTTTCGCATTTGAAGTCGTAGTTAGGCACAGTAATCTCCGTCTATCTCCGTTGGTGCGGTAGTTAATGTACCGCACTCAATGCATTCTTGTTTCAAATCATACCAGCCAACTGCTCTGGTTTCCTCATCCCACATAACAATAACCTTGAACATTTTACACCCACATATGCAGGCAAAGGCTGGCTCGCCTCTAAGGTCGTTCACTCTTCTTCATCTTCTGTAATAGGGCTATCTGGTTCTGGTTCTGGCATAGTATCTCTATCATAGTATGGCTTCCATCCACCTAGGTTTTTGACTAATGAGTTAAGAGCACGGGAAACTTTCATTCGTGCACCATCTACTGTTGTATCCATATCTTTAGATAACAATGCCCAGTCAGGTGAGTCTATACTAAAACGTAATCTTAATACATTTTGTTTGGCTTCTGATAATTTATAGAAAGCCGATGCTATATCTGAGCGCAGCGATAACCAATTGTTACCATCTGATGCAATACCAGTACCAAACTTAGCGTTCAGGTCTTGGATACTTGTAGGAATCTCATAAGTCTCACCCATGATAGATGGCAAGAAAGCCTCGACTACTGACGTATCGTAATAATATAAATCTGATGTGTCATAGCCAATCTTTTTAGCCTTGTCTCGTTCACAAAACTTAAGCGCTGCATTACGCAGCGACTTAGCAATTAACTTGTCGCGGTCTTTTTGTTCTAATGCTGACCATTCTTTGTACTTATTGGGATGACCGACAAACCATACCCACAACTCTTGACCTATATCATCACGTTCTAACATAGTATAACGCTTTGCATATTCAGATGAGAGTTGTTGTACTAACTCATTGTACTCTTCAATGTAATTCATTATGGGATAATGACCTCGCCGTTTACAATTGGAACAGCAAACGGTGTAACCTTGCGGTTGTGTTCTACTAGGATGCCGATGCCATGCTGCCAGTTAGCAGCACCTGATGTGAGATAAGATGCCTGCTTAATGTCCATCATGTGACCAACCTCTAACCCGTATAAAGTACTGGTTTTTCCATAAAATCCTGTGGTCTCATGTTGTAATCCTATGCGATGTGTGTGTCCACACACTACTGATTTGCCCAGACGCTTGGCTAAGTTTAATGCAGTAGCCCCAGGTGCACGGTTAAGTGCGCCTTCATCACCGTGTGCCATTACCCAACCAGGTAATAGTTCATGCATCTTGTGTAAGTAATTAATCTTTAACTTACTGTAACCTAATAGTTCCTCAATCTCTAATGACTTGAGTGACATAAAGGCTGGTGCATACTTGCGCATGTATGTATCAATGCGGTCAGTATGATTACTTCGTTGAATGTAAAATGGCTTGTTACCCAAAGCACTGCGGTAACGAGCCATGATGTCGTGCGTTAAATCTATACTGTCTTGTAAGGTCTCAGCATATTCGCCTGCCATACCTTTGTTCCAACGCGAGGGTTCGGGTGCATCTAGTTCATCTCCCACGCACCAGAGTTCATCTGGTTTGTAGTCAGCAATGAACTCAAGCGTAGCCTCTACGGTTTTGTTATGTTGATAGGGTATCTGAAGGTCACTGAGGACCACTACCCGCTTCGTCTTGTTTACCATTAGGTATACCTTCCCATTGTCCACGCTGGACTAGTAACCCAATTATGGCATAGTTTGCAAGGTCAATCAGTGTATCTTCGATACTCTCGTAGTTGGGCGTGTCGGTATCTCCAAGGTTAGATAGCCTTGCCAACTTGTCATACATCCGCACTCGAAGTCCATTCATGGCACCACCAGGTGCACCTGCTATGTTCATTGGACCATAGTCTTCATGCTTTTTGTATAAGATTGTAAGCAATTCTATCGTAATTGCTTTAGCATCTTCAAGGTTTTTCATCTAAGATTTCCTTAATGCTGGTATCAAAGTCACGCATTGCTTCTTTGATTGAGAACTCTTCCCATACTTCTTCTGCCTTGCCATACTTGCTGGCTACTAAGATAGCAGCCAATGCAGTAACACACATCTTGGCTTCGTCTAACTCGCCCTCACATATAGTTTCATATACATCGCGCAGTGCGCTAATGATGTCAAGCATTCTATCTTCTGCTACTGGTACGCCTATGGCAAAATCCATATGCTCTATATGTTCCCAGAAACTATCATCCAGGGGTAACGCACTCTCTGATTCGCTCATCCAGCCACTCGCTTCCTTGTTTAATCATCATGCTATTAACGTCTTCGCCATCTGGCATGCTGATGATATTGACATTGCCTAACTCTCTACTGATTTTCTTACCGAACTCTAGCCCTGCTGCATCACCATCCGCTAGTACAACAACAACATCAAAGTCATCAAGTATCTTAGCATAGTGTGGCTTCCAGTTGTTAGCCCCTGGTATACCCACTGTTGGGTGATTAGTTTTAACTGTCATCATGATGCAATCGAACTCACCTTCGGTGACACAGATGTACTTATCTGCAACAAAGCATGCCTGTGTGTTGAACATTGTTGTCTTGGCACCTACTAGACCCATGTACTTGGGGTCTTCGCCATTCATACCACGGAATCTAATATCAACCACGCCTGATGGCGTGATGTATGGGATAGCAAGTCTTCCTTTGTAAGGCTCATGACCTGGAAGCGGTTCGTCTACCACCCCCAGATGAAAGATGTTTGCCTCTTCTACCGAGAGATGACGGTTTGCTAGATAGTCTGTTGCTATTTCTATCTTTGCCGCGTATCTCTGTGTTGCCTGTAGTAAGAACTGACGTTGCGAACTTGACAGCCTCACGGTAATCACCACCTTCTTTGTACATGATAAGAGAAAAGGTATCGCCTTTCACTCCACATCCGTGGCATATGAAAGCGTTCTTGTCAAAGTTAACTGCTGCACTTGCATGTGAATCAGAATGGAACGGACATTTCATCTTGCGCCAACCGCTGCCCATAGCAGGCACGGTGGCGCCTATGTAATGGAGATACTCTTCAATCTTTGGTTTGTCCAAGTGCTCTCCTTAATAAATCTACATACACATAGCCAGGCATGGTGCAGTACCAATCTTCGGGGCTTCCCCTGCCCTTACGTTTGTGCCACACCACGCCTGTCCATGCTTTGTCGTTAGCCATCTCGACTATCAACTCTTCTGTCCAACCTGCCAAGTCCATCTTGGCATGGTTTTTAATCTCTATAGTAACACCAGGTATACCAGAGATGTCACCTTTATCTAGGGTTGCACCAGCCAAGCGTCTGTCTACATAAGGGAACCATTGTTTGAGATACTTAACTACATCTCGTTCTGCTCCTGAGCCTTTCGCTTTGGCTGCGCTACTCATTCGTTAGGTTCGTCTCTAACTTCTGTTAGTTCCCAACGTCCTGTCTCTGCTTTCTTTGCACGTTCTTCTGCTATTGCTAACGAAGAAGCACGAATAACTTTTACTTTGTATTGCGAGTATGTGACTCTATACTTTGGCATTATACTTTCATCTCCACTTGTCTATAGTCTCTGACTACATCCTCTAAATACATAGAGGCTGGGTCAAATGATAAAGATACGTATGTGTTACCAGTAAAGTCTGCTTTACCGTAACGGTTTTTAACAGGGGCTACGCATAGGTATGCGTCTTGTCCTTGCATCATCTGTCCTACTGTCAATACCATAGCAGGTACCTGACTTACCATACCCTGCAACGCTGAGCGTGGCTGACATGGGAAACCCTGAGCACCTTCTTTAGTATGGTGTAACACTAGTACACATGCATTGGTATCTCTTGCAAGATACTTGAGTTCTTTCATAACTTGTCGCATAGCAGCAAACTCTTCTCCGCCATCTGTTGCTATATCCATAAGGTTATCTACTACGATAAGTGTAGGACTTCTACCCCACATAGTTTCAAATGCAGATACTTCTGCATCTAAATCATTAAGAGTAGGACTAGGTTCGAATGACCAGTATAAATTAGAGAACTCTCGCAAGAGTTCTTCTGCTTTCTTAGGCTGTGTTTTTAGCATGTGTTCTGCATGTGCTTGGCTTATCTTTGCTTTCATAGCAAGCAAGCGCATTGCCATGGTGTGTGCATTAGTATCAGCAGAG